TCACAGCCGTAATCATAATTAGGCATTTATTCCTGCAATCTGGCAAGTGCGGCACATGGTGTTAATCCATGATCCACATTGCTTGCATCTTTGAGGTTCTTGATTGGCTGCGTATGTTTGTAGGATATTCATTAAATCCCCTAAGCGCATGAAGGCTAAATACTCCTCAGCGTTCTCGCCCTGTCCATTACAGCGGCTAACTACAAAGGCTAGTTTACCATCTTTGTTGCTCTCAGCTTGTTTAATCCAGGCTAAAGGCGAGAAGTCTGAGCGTGCCTTTACTTCTATTGAGAATGGTATCCCTGTTATATCCTCGCCTTGCCTACCTGCTCCGGTAGATTCAGCATAGGGATACCATTGCTTCAACCAGTCAGCTACTACGCGTTGCGTCTTGTAGCCCCGGTGCTTGCGATGATTAGCCATTGACGGTATGGCATTTCTCGCATTGCCATTGCAACGGTGATAGACTAACTGTCCAAACGCCTTCATCCTGATCCGGGATATTGTTACACATTTGGCAGACTAGCATTGGCACATCGCCGTAGAATTCGATTGTGCCATCTGGTCTAGTTACTTCAACGTAACCCATCATTCAACTCCTTCCGGTAATCTCCATTTGCCTGTCTCTTTAGACATGACATACCAAATAGGTGCGCATCGGTCTCCCTTTGATGCACCACGGACTTCACACAAAGCACCTTGCCAAGGCTTACCTGCCGCACTAACACCTTGCTTAATTGTGCGTGTGCCGTGTAAGCATGTTGGTATTGGCTCAGCTTCTCCAAAGGCCTGTTGCACCATTTCAGCAGCTTGATTAAGTGTTACTGGTTCTGGTGTTGGTTCTTTGCCTACAAACTCATCCCAGGTGTTGTTAATGGCCAGCGGCGCATTTGCTATGGCTTCACTTGCTTTATCGTTTGTTACTCTAGCGACTTTTCCCATTTCTTCGCGGCTTGGTCTTTTGCCTTTAGCTGCGTAACCAGCGTTTGCAAGTGCGCGACCAATCGCGCTAGTCTCGCAATTCTCCAACGCGCTAGTTGCATTAACGCCGCGATCAGTAATCTTTTCCTCAGCGTATCCCGTTGCAAACGAGACACTATCCGCAAAAGTCCGGTATATATATGCTTTAACAATAAATCTATCATTCGCAAAACTCTCCAGTTCTGTATCTATGCGGAAGTCTGGAAAATCCTTAATAAACTTCTCCAGGCGAACTTCCACGGTCTCGTAATTGTCTAAGTTAAAAGCCATTTAATACTCCTTGTGTAGTGTTGCCATTGGTCTTTGCATACTCTATCTGTTGATCTAATGAGAAGTATGAGCCATCAGCCCACTTAGATACATCTATTGCGCAGTCATTACAGTAAGAACGCTTGCGCCCGTGGCTCTTAGGTAGTTCGCTGACTACTGTCCAAGCAGCTTGTGTTGTGCCTAGCGGATTGTGGATGCCCCACCTGCTCTTGCAGTAATCGCACCACACTCCATGTTTTGCTTTAGTAAGCATCAAGATCGTTGTCGAAGTCGGTAAGTGCAATATGTCCTGCAATCGCCATGTATGCGAGAGCATCCGCGTATGAATCACGGTGCGTTGCTTGCTCAGATATACGCGAGATTTTGACGAGTGCCATACATACCGCAACTTCGTGAGGTTCGATTCCACGATTGAGATACGCACTCCATAGCTGCGCGATTCGTATGTGATTAGCAGTTGGGTCTCCATACTGCAAACCTCGGTCATAGAGCAGTCTGGTGCTTTCAGTAAGGAGTTCATTAGCGATCATTGCGAACCGGGATGCGTAGTAATGAACGGCCAGCGTGCCAACCTTCTCGCTTGCCTTTTGTGTAGCCTTTCCAGTATGAAACATAGATAAGGCCTGGAGTCATGGCCAGAAAACCTGCCAACTCCCAGTAAGTTATTTCCATTTGTAGCCCCTAACTTGTCCACATATCTTGTGGATTTAAGTTAAGTGTGAACTACTTACAGGCTTATTTCAACCTCATAATGGCATATTTTGATAACGATTTGATAACGAAATCTTCGTCATATCCAAGCCATTCTTCGCCACAGCAAGGGTCATCCATAGACTTTGCCTTCGAATTGGAATGAGCCATCCTTTTCAATAGGCACAGCTATAGGCAAGACACGCTTACGATCTGTGTAGATAACGCCAAATCCTGCCTGCCAGTTAAAAGTGCCTTTGGTGTAGTAAGCCTGACGTGTATCCATCATGTGGCCTACTTCAAAGCCTGTGAGCCTAGATACCTCTAAACCGCCTGAGGATTGCGTATAAGAGGATATACCCTGTCGGTGAGTATGACCACACACAACGCTCTTTCCGTGTCTCTTAGCGGCTTCCAGAGCCGTTAAACCGCCATGTGGCTTGATGCTCTGCTCATCACCATGAACCATGACCCAATTAGTGCCAGGTATCTCGTATGGCTTGCGGTGGTATTTAATGCCTAATTCTGGAAGTTTAAGAAAGTTCTCTATTTCTAACTCAGGTGCGCCTATTAGTCCAGGCAGTCGAGTAGAAAGGGCGTTAAAGAGCCGCGCTCCGTGGTTAGATCGTGAGAGCTGTGTGATTTGCAGGTCATACATGACATCAACGCACATGTCTCTGTCTCTGCCTATTGTCTTGGAGTGTTCGTCAAACCCGCTACTAAAACGCGATATGGTATTGAAATCCATCTCATCACCAACACATAGCACCTCATCCGGTTTGAACTTTCGGATAAATGTGGCCACATTTTGAACTGCTTTTGGGTTGTGAAAGGGAACTTGTAGATCACTTATCACGACTATTTTCAAGGTTAGTCCTCATCCTCGTCATCAAAGTAATCTGGCATGTCTGGCAACCAGTTAGGACTAGGCAAGATTGTGGCTGGATAAGTTTGTGGCGCAGTAATCATATAAAGCGCATGATCGCAGCTAAATCCTGCTCTACGTAATGACTTATAATACTCATTGAGGCCAATGCAGTATTGATCTAGGGCTGAGTAATCTGTAACGTCTATGACTTTTCTGCGTGCCATAGGATAAGTGTTACCTATCTAACATTTCTATGATGGTATCAACACGCACTTCTAATCTATCAACCTTATCGCGTAGTGATGAGCCACCATTGGTTTTAAGTTCGCTTAGGTAATGCTTTACAAGCCATCGAACTGAGGTTACGAAGGCGGCAACAATAGTTACTAGGCTAACGCTGAGGGCAGCCCAGTCTTGCGCTTGCATTACTTCTGAATGACTAGCGTTGAAAGGTTAGCTGTGCCTGCTGAAGTAATTGCATAGATTGGATTGCCGTGATTCTGGACTACTACCTTATCGCCGTTGTCCATGCGGTAACCATTAGCAACAGTTAAATCAGCACCGCCAAGATACAACGTGCCTGATGATGAGTGAAAGTGGACTTCCTCAGCAGCTTGGTCATCTGCTACCACTACTGAACGTGTGGTTGTAACTGTGTAGTTTGCGCTAGAGATTGTCATTTTTTAGGTGTCGCATATCCAAAGACACCGGCAAGGATAGCCCAGAAAATTGCTTGCAGCCCAAGCTGACAAGAACGCACCTGCGGTTAGGAATAGTGGGTGTTTCATTATTTGCCTCCTAGCATAGGTATTTCAAAAAAAGAACCATCCGTGTCAGCCTTACCTTTATTGAAGGAGATGTGGATATGGCTGGTGTGTGGGTTTGAGCCACTGTATTTACGCCATTTCCAATTAAGGATTCGGCTAGCAATTTTGTAGTTATGAATGACATAAGATATTCGTTTAGCAGGGTCAGACTTCGCGTATGCACGAATCTGATTTGCCAGGTAGATACTTTCAGATTTGTGCTTTGTAAGGTCTGAGTCAATATCAAGGGCACGAACCCAGCCCGCAGCATCAGGCGTATGATCTGATTTACTGTCATGCTTAGCGTCTCCGATCCAACCGTCAGTTCTACGGTCGCGGTTCGGATAGGTGTCATCTATCTGCTCGCGTAACTGGATTGCGCTTTTACTTAGGCGGGGCTTCACGATAGAAGCAAGGCCGCTTCTTCAGCTGTAATGCCTAAACGCTCTAGCAATGCAGCCTTAGCGGTTGCTTTTGCTTCGGCTGCTGCTGCTCTTTGTGCATCTGCAATAGCGTCAGCCTCTTGTTGATCCTTAGGCGTAGGGTCTAAATAAACTGGAACTATTGAGCCTTCAGGTGTTATGTCTTTTGGCATTATTCACTCCATCCGTAAATCAAAACTTTGCCACTCAAACTTTGAGTCGTTAAAATTGAAAATCCGTCAAACGCGGTCTCGGTTGTGTGGTTAGCACCTATGAAATAAAAATAATAATCTCCAGCAGCGTTGCCTTGATATAAACCATTTAATGCGGTTTCATCGGCAATGTTTGGTCTATAAAAAGTCATTTCCCCGCCATTAGTTCCCCCAGAACCTACAAAACCTAATTTTTGGAATTTATTATTAGTCGCTGCTTCACCAGCAAAACCAGACGCACTAGCAGGGTTAGACATAGTTCCAGCTGCGGTTTTGTAACTGCTTGCATCGGTGTTGTCTGTTCCGCTTGCTCTCATTCTTACATCTAAAGAAGTGTGGCTGCTAGCAGTTTTAAGATCCCACACAACTTTGTAGTTTGTGTATGTGCCTGTGAAGCAACCATTTATTGAAAGATTTGTGCCGACACCTGAAAGAGTAATCATTCCGTTTGCACCAACTGTTGCAGTTCCTGAACCTACTGCAACTGAAGTAGGAATGATTTGCTGTAATCCTCTAGTTCCCGTTGAAGCGGTAGCCCATTTTAATCCTGTTGCTGTTGTTGAGTCGGCGGTCAAAACTTGGTCATTTGTGCCAACGCCTAAACGTGCATCAGTTGTTGAATAAGTATATAAATCGCCTTTAGTTGTCAAAGGTGATGAACCGCCTGATTTAGTTACCCAAGCTGAACCTGAGTAAATCTCTC